CATTATTGAAACTTAGGCAAACATATACTAACACAGGCTAATAGGAGGCTCAAAGTATGACAACACTAGCAGAAATACGTGCTAAACTGGCTGAACAAGACAACAAACAGTCAAAGCAATCCACAAATGACAACGCAATTTATCCGTTCTGGAATATTCCAGAGGGTACAACTGCGACACTAAGATTTTTACCCGATGCTGATCAAAGCAACACTTTCTTTTGGGTAGAAAGACAAATGATCAAACTTCCTTTTGCAGGAATCAAAGGTCAAGAAGCAAAACCAACATTGGTACAAGTTCCATGTAATGAGATGTGGGGTGAACCATGTCCGGTACTTGCTGAAGTAAGACCTTGGTTTAAAGATCCAAGTCTAGAAGACATGGGTAGAAAATATTGGAAGAAGAGATCTTATATTTTCCAAGGGTTTGTAGTAAATTCTCCACTTGATGAAGATACTACTCCAGAAAATCCGATTAGACGTTTTGTAATTAATCCGTCTATCTACAATATTATTAGATCAGCATTAATGAATCCAGAGATGGAAGATCTTCCAACTGATTTAACAAAAGGTAGAGAGTTTAAATTAACTAAAACTCAAAAAGGTGGCTATGCTGATTATTCAACATCATCATGGTCGTTTAAAGAAAGAGCATTGAGCGATAGTGAACTTTCAGCAATGAAAGAACATGGCTTACATAATCTTTCTGATTATCTACCAAAGAAACCATCACAAGATGAGTTGAATGTAATTTCAGAATTGTTCAAAGCATCAGTAGATGGCGAACTTTATGATCCAGATAGATTTGGTCAGTATTACAGACCAGCTGGATTACAAGTAAGTGGTTCAGGTGGTTCAAATGCAACTACTACAACTGCAACAACAACTCCGGCGGCAAGTCAGTCTGCACCGGCTGTTGAAACTGCACCAGTAGTTGAAACTGCACCAGCGAAGGAGCCAGAGGTTGTAGTACAACCAACTCCAGAACCTGCAATGGCAACGGCATCCGCGGCAACTACAACTGCCTCAAGTGAGCCTGCATCTAATAATGCAGATGATATCTTGGCGATGATTAGAGCTAGACAAAAAAAGTAAAATAACATATAATGAAGGGTGTGCTTCGGCACACTCTTTATTCTGGAGATTAAAATGGTAAGACCTTTCGACGTAAGTAAATTTAGAAACAGTTTAACAAAAAGTATCCAAGGTATCTCTGTAGGCTTTGATTCAGATCCAACAACATGGATATCAACAGGAAACTATACTTTAAATCATCTTATCAGTGGCGACTTTGAAAAAGGTATTCCACTTGGTAGGGTAACAATGTTAGCGGGTGAATCAGGATCAGGCAAAAGTTTGATTGCGTCCGGTAATATTATTTCAAATGCACAAAAGCAAGGAATCTTTTGTATTGTATTTGATTCAGAAAACGCATTAGATGAATCATGGTTACAAGCACTTGATGTAGATACATCACCTGACAAACTGATGAGAATTAATGTTGCAATGGTTGATGATGTTGCAAAAACAATATCAGAATTTGTAACAAAGTATAGAGCAGATTATGGAGCATTAGAAAAATCAGAAAGACCAAAAATAATGTTTGTAATTGATTCATTGGGTATGTTATTAACACCAACAGACAGAGACCAATTTGAAAAAGGTGATATGAAAGGTGACATGGGTAGAAAACCTAAGGCCTTAACTGCACTTGTAAGGAATTGTGTTAATATGTTTGGTGAATTGAATATTGGTATGCTATGTACTAACCATACGTATGCATCACAAGATATGTTTGATCCAGATGATAAGATATCAGGTGGACAAGGATTTATATATGCAAGTAGTATTGTTGTTGCAATGAAAAAATTAAAACTTAAAGAAGACCAAGATGGTAAAAAAGTAACTGACGTAAGAGGTATTAGAGCCGCTTGTAAGGTTATGAAAACTAGATATAGTAAACCATTTGAAAGTGTACAGGTTAAGATTCCATATGAAACAGGTATGGATCCTTACAGTGGACTTGTGGACTTATTTGAGAAAAAAGGACTACTTACTCAACAAGGCAATAGACTTAAATACGTTGATTCAACAGGCAAAGAACATTTAGATTATCGAAAAGACTGGACAGGCGAAAAGTTAAACATAATTATGAGTGACTTTGCAAATATGGTAGATGAGAAACCTGCAGAAGTCGTTGATGAAACAGTTGAGGAGTAACAATAGTGATTGAAGCGGAATCAAGTCATGTTATTGACATTTGGAATTTGTTCAAGGAATACGTAGATAAAAAGCAAATAGAAATGGTTGCTGAAAAATACGTAGATGCCTGTGCAGATATGGGTGTCAGTGATGAGACATTTAGAGATTCAATGGGAAGTTGTGATCATTTAGATGCGGCCATTAGTTATTATTTGGACCTAGACGAAGATGGTTTTGATGACTCAGAAGATGAAGAATGGTAATGTGGTATAGTAAAATATCCAAA